GTTAGGAACATATGCAGCCATTAAATCCAAATCAGGAAACTTATAACACATTGAAGTGTCTATAGCTACCTGAAAAGAACCTCCTGGGCGATCATGGCGTGATACTTTCACATAGAGACTTTTAACCATCTCTTTGGACATATCACTAGCAGGGTAAACAATATGTTGCGGAAAAAGCATAACAGATTTGCGGGGAAAGAATACCCCACATTTGTTTTTCTTTTCCGGTGTAACATGAAATTCACCCCAACACACATTTTTCCAAATTTTGGAAATTACTTGTGATTCAGTTGCAGTGATAGAAGCAGGTGGTGGCTTAGCTCGCATATACAAGCTATCCATAAATTGCGTCATCCAAGACGGTTTCGCGTCTTCTTCAGCAATACCTTCTCCATCTACTACAAATCCTTTTGGTTTGGTGTTTTTCTCAATGCGCCATGCATTCCATGCACGTAGCGCAAAGATAACTGCAGCAATGCCTAACATAGCTACAGCACCTTTACCAACCCATCCATCTCGAAGCTGGATTGCATATTCACTCAAAGCATCTCTACGTTGTGAGTAAACAGCCTTACTTTCTTCAACTTGTCGTTGGTAGGTATAACAGGATGTACACATTAAAAGGATGTAATATCCCCATAATAACACAAGAAATTTATAACCACACAAATAGGCAGGGTAACTACATAATAGTGCTAAAACAAGACAAATTCGTTGAAATTGCAACATATCACGTTGTGCCATATGAGTATGGAATTTTTCTAATATTGACTGGAAAAATTGTGTTTTATGAATAAATTCTGGAACCAATGCCACTCCATATGGAGCAACATAGTCACAGGATTTTTCGATGAAAACCCGCAAATTTTTTGTAGCAAGAGATTTAATAGGATCTCATTGACACATAATAAATTTATAAACGGGTGTCATCCATGAATACCAAGAGCGAGTGACTCCAGAAATCGCAGCATTAACTACCGCAACACCGAGTTCATCCACTACACCGTGAGGCTCTACGCATTCACAAAATTGAGGAAATCTAAAACATTTCTCACAACATTTTATTCGAGACATCGCTTCCGACTTAACGACTTCTTTCTGTTATTTAACAGCATGTCGTTTAGCCAGATATATAATGGCATCGAGAAATGATCTGAGAGGCATTTCCTTACAATACATATATTTCCCATTGTCTAAAATGGGCAAAGAAAGAGTTTTCCAAACTAAACGTCCATTATTGTCGAAAACCTCTTCTATTTCAAACTGCCACACATCAAGAATAGTCTGTGGGTCATCATGAGCTAAAAGCTCGGGATGATCGGTATTCAAACCGGTACCACCTGGTATTCTATATTGTTCCTTAACGGAAGCAGTTACATGAATGAAGCGACGTAAGACAGCTACTGGATAGTTGCTGTACATATTCGCATCAAAATCTTTAACATTAGTGGTTATAATACCACACTTAAAGTTAAAGAAGACACAGCCCTTGTCATTAAGCTCTGCTTTAAC